CACGGCGCTTGCGCTCCACCTCGGTGGTGTAGGCCAGCATCGCCTTTTTGATGATGCTCTCGGCTTCCGTCAGTGGCTTCAACATCTGGGCTTCCTTTGCCACCAGCTCCTTGTGGGCAGCGTTGGCGGCTTCCTTGGGGCCTTTCCAGTATTCCTTGACGGCCTTGATGCGGGTCTTGACCTCTTTGAGGTAGTCAGTGCCCTTGTCGTAGTCCTCGTGGGTAGTGATCGTCAGCGCCCTGGCGGTCTTGACCATCAGCGCACCGCCCTGTTCCAGTTTCTGCTCCATCATGGTGTCAGTCTTGATAGCAGCTTCCATCGTTCTGTCTCCTTTCACGGGTGGGGGCGGTGGTGCCGCCCCCGGTCATTTATTAAGCGTCAAGCGCGGGCTGATACGGGTATCTATCACAAATGCGAATCTGCGCCTGATCGTGAATGAACGCATATATCGCGCACTCGCACCGCTGCAAGGTTTCTGCGTTCTGCTTGTGCCCGCGCACATACTCCCGGATGTTCAGCGCGTGTCGGGCGTTGTACCGCTCGCAGTTTTCGACCTCGTTCATGCAGTACACCCGCACGAACTTTTTCAGTCCTTCCTTGTCCTCGCCGCGATATACCGCGCTGATAATCGCCACGCACATGATGGTATGCAGCTTGGAGCCGTATTTCTTGCCGCCGCCCGCCATGCTCTTGCCGATCACTTCATAGGCTTCTGACAGCGCGTCGTAGTGCCGGTCAATGTAGCTGATGATCTCGGCGGGTTCAGCCTTGCCGCAACCCAGCCGCGCTTTCAGCCGGATATACGTGCCGATGTACGGCGACATATACTTATACAGGTTATCCGTGATACCGCTGATCTGTATGATGTTCTGCGTCGTGCGCCGCGCCCCAACGTCAATCGTGAACGCCTCGCCGTCAGAATGCTCCACGTTGTAGGTCACCATCATGGTTACCGGCACATTCGCAGCCACCAGCGCTTCAAGTCTGTGCTGCCCGTCGATAAGCTCCCCCTTATCGTCGAACGCAATGCCCTGATGGGTGAGGTTCCAGCCCCCGGCCTTCATAATGCGGGCGTAGCGCTTCACTGTTTCGTGGTTCAGCCGCCGGTTGTTTTTCATGTTCTTCGCCAGCATGTCCCTCGCCATATCAGGCGTAATCGTGATGACCTTGCTTTCCATTCCCATGTCTGTGTCCTTCCTTTCACTGTCTTAAATAGTTCAAAATCGTGTCTCTGGCTTCTTCCCAGCCGTAGCACACCACCGCCATGTTGCCGTACTTTTTCAGCTTGAACATCACCTTCTTTTGCGCCTCGCTCACCCTGCCCCCTTTCCTGCGCTTCAATTCGATGTACAGCGCCGTGTGATGTCTACTCGGCACCGGCAGGCAGATGTCCGGGATGCCCGCCATCACGCCCTGCTCTTTCAAATGGCGGCCCTCGATGGGGTTTCGGCTGCCGCCGTTTGGGATGGCGTGTAGCAGCTCCAACGCCGGGTAACGCTTGATGTTGTAATCCCGCCACTCAAACAGGGCTTTTTGTTCCTGCGCCTCCGTCGGTACCAAGTCCTTCATGCGTCCCATAGCGTCACCTGCCTGCCTTTGTTTTCAAAATCCAGTATGTTGATTTGGTCAATCGCCATGCTGCTCAACATTTCTTCCTTCTCGCCGCTTCGTCCAACCGCCAGGGATGACGCTTCATATCCTGCGCGGCCCTTCCCTTTTCCCCGGCTTTTGCTGCCAGTTGCCTGTGAACAGGGCACAGTTGAAACCCAGGTTCCGTTTCCCTGTCGCATCTCAAACAGATTCCATCCGGCCTTATTCGATGCACATAACCGCGCAAATATCGCATGTGACTTTTCGCCCTGCACTCCGGGCACCAAACCCTCGACGTGTCCGGATTCGGCTTGTGGCATGACGGGCACTTGCCATCATCCAATTCCTTGCTGCGCCTGCTCCTCTGCATCGCGTTGTAATGCTCCCGATTTGCCTCCCGGTATCTGTATGCCCGCATGGTATTCTTCTCGATGCATTCAGGGCAGCTTCGATAATTGCCAAACGCTTCCGTCTTGCCGCACGTCGTGCAAATCCCGTTCCTGCGCCATTCATCCCTTCGCGCCTTGATCTGTTCCGGATTGTAGGTTCCCATCCGCCATCATCCTCATAATCTTCAATGAATCGCACATGATGTAGTGATCCTCGATGATCTGCAATTCCTCTTTAGTCGGCTTGAAATACTGTCCGCACAGTTCCTTCACACGACGGATGCACTCGGCGATGTTGTCCGCCTGTATGTCCATCCCGTAGACGCTCCGCAGCGCAACGGTGAAATCCTGCCGCATCACGCACCGCTCGAACTTCCTGCGCAGTATCTCCACCACGAAATTCCCATCCCCGCAGGCCGGCTCCAGGAAGGTACGCTCTATCGCAAAAGCATCTCTCTGCGATTCACATTCCAGCATGTCGCACATCTCCTTCACCAGCCAATCCGGCGTAAAAATCTCCGTGGCCGTCCGCGCCCTTCCGCTGGCGCTCACGCCGTAATCGCCCATCTATATCTCCATCCTCACCTGTCTTCCGCCCTGCCGCTCAAAATCCAGCACGTTCATCTGCCTGATTTCCAGCGCGTTCAGCATCTTTCCCTTGGCCTCCCGGTAAAAGTTCCGGTCGATTTCAAACCCATAGGCGTTCCTGCGCATTTCCGCCGCCGCCCGCAGGGTTGACCCGCTGCCCGCAACCGGGTCGATCACTACGTCGCCGGGGTCTGTGAAAATGTCGATCAGGCGTTTCAGCAGCTTCACGGGCTTTTGCGTCGGGTGAATCTTCGGCACGTCCGCACCATCTTTCTCCCACGGCATCCAGTTGAATATCATCTTGCCCGCGTTGTTGAACTTCGGCAGCCTGTCACGGTACAGCACCAGCGCGTGTTCCGTCGCGCCCACGATCTTCATGTTGGCTTTCAGCACTTGCGGTGAGTAGTTCTTGATGAACACCAGCGGTATATACTTCCCGAATCCCGCATCTGCCGCCCAGTGAATTACGTCATTCTGCTGCTGATAGGCGCAAAACACGATCATACACGGAGCGCCGCCCTTGCCCTGCTTCGGTTCCGGCTTCATCAACCGGGCGCAAAACATGAAATACTCCGAAATCCTGAAATAGCCGTCCGAGTTGAAAAAACTCGATTTGGCTTTGTCACTCTCGCCGTTCTTATTGTCGCCCCCGACGTACCACATGGGATTGCTCCCGTAGGCCGCGTCACCCAGGTTGTAAGGAATGTCTGCAATAATTAGCTGGGCTTTCTGTATCGGGTATGACTTCCAATTCTGAAAACTGTCGTGGTATAACTCGCACTTCATATCTTGTCTCCATCCTTGCCGCCACATAGCGTTGTGATAACGCTTATGATGATTGCCGCCGCAACCGTGAAGCCTCCCACCGTCAATACCGTCGAAACGATCTCCGTCCCGATCTGTATGCCCTTCATTACCCAACTCCCGAACATTGTTCATCCTCCTTCACGTATTCCCACCTAACGCACGTTATGCCCATGTGCTGTAATGTCAGCAGGAAGTCCTTCGCTTCCAGCTTGTTCTTGACGGGCACCTCATACTTGCCCGTTGTTGTCTTTACTCGCAGGATCATCGTAAAACCTCATTGTCATGGGCTTGAATATGCACCATGTCCGGGCCGTCTGGCCCTGTCGCTGTTTGGCAACCTCTACCGTGAACGGCTTGCCGCTGGCGTTATACGCCCTGTCCCAAAGCCCTTGATGCGCCGGGTCAATGCGCTTCAACGTGGGGTCATCCGGGTTATCCGGGCTGTGAATCAGCAGCACATTGTCCGCATCCTGCTCCAAATCCCCCGACCCTCGCAGCTCGTCCAGCGTGGGCGCTCTGCCGCCCTTCTTGCTGTCATCCTGCGACTGTCTGCGCACCTGCGCCGCCGTCAGGATGGGAATGTCCAAAGCCAGCGCCAGTTGTTTCAGACCCTTGCTGACCATGCCCAGCCGTTCAAACTCCGCATTGCATTTGTCCGTGGTTCTCAGCAGTTGTAGATAGTCCAGCACCAGCATATCCAGTTGACCGCGCTGCGCCGCATGGCGGGCGATGTTGCCCAGGCGCTCTATTGTCAATCCGTAGCCCTCATAGACGTGCAGATGCTCACTGATGCCGGTTTCGTTCAGCTCCGACAATCCCTCCGTCATGCGCTCCCAGTCCTTGTCCGTCAGCTCGCCCGTGCGCTGGCGCGTGATGCTCACAAGGCTTGTCGCCGCCATTGCGCGTTGCCCAAGCTGTACCGCGCTCATCTCAAGTGAGATATACCCAACGTGGAATCCGTGCCGTGCCGCGTTCATGCTGGCCGCCAGCAAAAACGCGCTTTTGCCCTTGCCGGGTCTCGCGCCCACGATGGTCAGCTCGGGCTTCACCAGCCCGCCGCACAACACATCATCCAACTCGGCAAACCCCGTCGGAATGTGCCGCTGCTTGTGCTCCGCTGCCTCAAACGCCATAATGCCGATCTCACCTCCGTTCTTCCAGCCCTTGTCGTGCTGTTGCGCCCGCGTCGTGATGTCGTTGCAAGCGCCCTCTATCAGCTCGATAATCGCGTCTGCCGTCATGTCCTGCGCCTTGGTCTTGCGGTTGATGCTCTCCGCAATCATCGCCAGCCGCCGGATGTTTGCGCTTTCAAGCACGATGTCGATGTATGCGTCCACGTTCGCCGCGCTGGGCACGCTCTGGCTCAAATCAATCAGCTTTGCCGCCCCGCCTATTGCGTCCAGCCTGCCGCGCTTGGTCAGTTCCGCATCCACCGTGGTCAAGTCAACCGTGTCCCGGCTGTAGGCCACCGTCAGCATTGCGCTGAATATCTCCCGGTGGGCAGGGTCGGCAAAATCGTCCGGGCGCAGGCGCTCTATCGCCTTGTCCGTGGCCGTCTTGCTGCGCAGCATCGCGCCCAACACGCTCTGCTCGCTCTCGTAGTGACCAGTCATGCTATCACCTTATTCGTCATCCGCGTAATACCCGCCGCGCCGAAGCTGTTCGCGCAGGGTCAAAACGGGTTCTTCGTGCGTATCGGGTTGATTCATCGCTTGCCGCTTGGCCTTGGCTGCCTTCGCATCGCCCACCGTCTTAATACCATCACGCAAGAAGCTGGACAAAATGCTTGATACATACGCCCATCGTGGCGCACCCTTGCCACATGCCTCATCAATGGCAAACCGTATCAAATCCTCGGGCAAATCCTCCATGAAGCCCATCATGTCCTGAATGTTGCCGGGTGACATATGTTGAAGGTTGGAAGAAGCGTATGCTTGAACCGTATCAACTGCCGCTACTTCCTGTTGTTGTAGTTGTTCTTCTCTTTTCTTATCTTCTCTATTCTTATCTACCCTGTTTAGATTCTGTTTATCTAAACCTTCATCTAAACGTTTTTCTAAACGTTTAGAATTTTTTCCCTCTGCAAGCGCCTTTTGCTTTGCGTAGTATTGCCGCTGATAGTTGCGCTGGTATTCACGCCTTGCTTCAATATGCTCAATGCTCTGGTGCTTACCCCAGTTCGGAATGGTCACAGTGTTATTGATGATCTCAATCATGCCGTACTGCTCAAACGTGTGAAGTGCCAGCCGCACGGTATTGATCTTCCGTCGAAAGATCGTGGCGAACATTTCCTCGGTATATGGGATTCGCCCGTTGATCTGGAACACGCCGCTGTTGTTCTGCTTGCCAGCGAGGCATAGTAGCTTGAACCAAATCACGATGATGCTGTCAGCCTCCGGCAGCGATTCAATCAGCATGATCTTCTCGTCGTCAAAGATGTCAGTCACGATCTTAATCCACTTGACATCAGCCATTTGCTACCTCCTTTTTTTGCTGTACCGAAGTGTATCAAAGGCTCCGAGCAACATATCATAGTCGCAGGGCATTTTACCTTCAATCCCGAGAAGCGTTGCCGACGTTGCGTTTCTTATGAGAACGTCCGGGTGTCTCTTCTCGATGCTTTCCATGATTGCCATGATTCCGCAAAACCTTGCGTATTCAATCCCGAGATCGTTACACATTTCCATAATCTGAGGATTCATGTAGTAGTCAATACCGGCCAACTTTTTCACTCCCTTCATGGCATCTTATGTTACCACGTTGATTATTATATAGTAACATTTGTTACTTGTCAACTCGGTTCCGATGTGTTATAATAGTGGTAACAAAATTTAACACATTGGAGGTGTCACCCATGACTAAAATCCAGACCGGCATCCGCATTGAAGAATCGCTGTATGGCAAATTCAAATCCATTGCAAAGCTCGAAGGACGTACCGTAAACAACCTGAACGAGTACATCATCCGGCGCTTCGTCACCGAATATGAGGCGAAACACGGTCCAGTGCCAGAGTATCAGGATTGAGGGGGCCGGGCGCGATAGCGCCCGGTTTTCCCGTTTAGAACGGAAGTTCTGAATCGTCCTCAACCTCCGTGAATCCGCTGGTGTCCATGCGCTGCTGCTCGTTTCGTTCCGGCGGTGCGCTGTGTTCTTTGGCGTGGCCCTGCTCATTGTTCGGGCTGCCCAGCCCTTCCACGTTGTCGGCGATGATCTCGGTGACGTACCGCTTGGTGTTGTCCTGCGCCGTGTAGCTGCGCTTCTGAATGCTGCCCTCTACCGCGACCCTGCTGCCCTTGGTCAGGTACTTGTTGCAATAGTCGGCGGTCTGCCGCCACGCCACCACGGTCAAGAAATCCGCTTCGCGCTTGCCGTCCTGTCCCTTGAACCGCCGCTGTACCGCCACGTCGAAGGTGCTGCAGCTGATGCCGCTCTGTGTGGTTCGGGCTACCGGGTCGGCGGCAAGTCTGCCAGTAATTATCACTCGATTCATGCTGTTTTTCTCCTTTGCTTGGTATTCAATCCGTATATCTTGCAGATGGTCTTGTCAGCTTCAATGCCGTGGTCGCCAAGGTGATACTTCTTCATGAAGCTGTCGCGCCCGATGGTGTGAACCTCTGTGTGGTGTTCCCGACACAGCGGCAATACCTCCATGCCCTCGTGGATGATCGTGTCTCTATCCCTTCCAGCCCCTATCGCCGTTACATGGTGTAGGTCGGCCTTTTTGCCGCAAATCGGGCATTTCTTGTTGATCAGGCAAGCGTACACATAATCGTCGATGTCATCCACGTATTCCAGCATAGGCCGCCGAGTGGGCACGTCGTGGGCTACGATAAACCGGGCGAGGAACGTCTGAAATGCCGCTACAAGACTCATGGGCGCGTCAGACAGGCTGAACGTGTTCATGGTTTCCTCCAATGCGGACAGGAAGTTGAACTTGAACATGTCCTTGATCTCGTCCGGCTCGTACCCGCTCCACAACGCGATCTCCCGTATCATGGCGTAACAGCTTTTGCGCTGCTTGTCGGACAGTGGGCGGGAATCCAACATGGTGATCTCAACCTCTTTGTATTCCCGCCGACACATCGTCGCAAAATCCGCATACGGCGCTTCGATGGTCACCACGCCCCGGCGCTCGTCGTAGTTGACGATTTTGCCGCGAACACGGTCAATCACTGCCGTCATGCCGCGCCTCCCTTGATGCGGGCGATCAGCTTATTGGCCTGCGCTTGGGTCATCTTCTCCATGTTCGGGCCGAACGCTTCCATGGCGCTTTTCAGAGTCTTGCCGTCCGCGTTCTCACGAATGAACGCGATCTGTTCGTCCGTCGCCGTGCTGCGTACAGGGCTTGCAGGGGTGCTCTCACGGGCTTGCTTCATCTGCTGCTCTAACTCCTTCAGGCGGTTGTTCCCGGCCTGCTGAGCAGCTTCTGCGCTGCCTGTGCGCGGCATATCGTCGCCCGTGCTGTACTGCGTGTATTTGGTCTTATCCTTGGCGTAGTAGATGTCCGCGCCAACGCCCAGCGCCTTGCACGCCACGCTCAGAGCGTCCGTCAGCGCCATCTTGTAGCCCTCGTCGCTGGCCTTCTGACCCTTGCTTGTGGACTTCACCAGCGCGTTGCCGCCCGTGCCGTAGATTGGCTTGCTCCACTCGCCGTCAACCTTGATATACAGGTTCAGGTCGACAATCGCCATGGTCATGTCGTGGTGTTCCTCGGCGCGTTCGCTGGTCACTTCGTAGTACCAGCCGATGCCACACGGCCCGAAAAGCTCCGTCAGCTTCTTGATGCGCCACATGGGGTTGATGTCCGTGCCGCTGAACGTGCCGTTGCTGAACTGCTTCTGCGCCTCCTGCGGCACTTCGCGGGACTGGTTGTAAATCCTCATATTATCCATGTTCATTTCCTCTCTTTCGCAGGTATGACATACTCAAACAGGGTATCTTCCATCGCGCCCAACTGCCGTACCATGTGGGCGATGACGTTGTCCTTGGCAAATACCATTTGCAACTCGCCTAAGGCTTCATGCAACTTGACATACCCCATTTTCATGTGAAGGCTGTCCTGCGCCGCAAGGCGGCTGGTATAGCGGGTTTTTGGCATCATATTGCGTCCCTCCAATACTGCCGGGTCAGTCCGTCGATTTCCTTGCGCTGCTCTTCTGAGGCAATGGCGTCGTATTCGTCGAACAGGTCTTTCAGTTCGTCGTAAACGCCGCCCAGCGCGTCGAATATGTGGTCAAGCTCCCAATATCCCCGCAGGGCTTCCATCGCCGCCGCGATGCTGCCCAGCGCTTCCTCGGATGCTCCATACAGGTCATCGTTGTCGACGGTGATGGGCTTTTTCGTCTGATACGGTTTTTGCACTTGCGTACCCCTCCTTTACTCTGAAAGGCCGTCCATCTTGCGCACCATGTCCAGCGCGTGTTCAGCCCTGTCGGTTGCGTTTATCTTGTAGGCAACTTTACGATTTACTCCCATGGTAAAATCGCCATAAGCTGCAATGAGGGTTTCAATGTTTTTCAACATTTCAGGGCGGTTTTTCTTGGTTGTGATAGTCGGAAGCGCTTTGGCATAAACGATTGCAGGGGTGCTTACTTTGTTATCCAGCGGGAAGCCGCTATTTACAACCGAGAAGAATTGACGCAATCCTTCAACGCTATCGCCATTGCTGCGGCGAATCAAAAGATAGATTGCAAGTACGACATCGCGCTTTCTGGCCTTGGCTTTCTTCGCGCCGTTATACGATATAGAATAGGCAAGGTTCAAATCGCTTTCATGCTTGACGATATAGTCATAAACCGTTGACTTCGGTACAAGACAGCAGTTCTTATAGCAATTTGCTACAATTGCGGCGGCGACAGATTCAACCGTATTCGCAATATTCAACTCCTGACTGATAGTGCGTCTGATTTGCATATCGTAGATGCTGGTATCTTTAGCTACGCCGCGAACCACAAGAAAATCGACGCCTACGTCTGCTTTAACAACCGCGTGAAGCCTATGCTGGCCATTCCTAAGATTGCCTTCTTCGTCGAATACGATAGCTTCACCGTTCAGCAGCCATTTACCGGCTTTCATATCCTCCGCATACGCATATATGGCGCTTTTGTTGATTCTGCGCGGGTTATTCCCGTTCATCTGCAAGTACTTCCTCGCAATGGTCGGCGTGATGCGTTCAACCGCCGAAACAATTCTCAAATTATCACCCATTTACATAGCCTCCATTCTGTGCTATAATGTTCGTGACAGTTTTCCCATGCTGTCTGTTCTCCCTGCCGTCCGGCCTACCACCGGGCGGCGTTCTCATTCCTGCGCATCCGCTATCTCGTCGAACCACCTGTCGGCGCGTTCGCAGCGAATCTTCACGTTGCGCTTCCCCAGCCGCACCAGCGGGAAATCGGGGTTGTGTCTGTAGTATTCTTCCAGTCCCCGGACGGTCATGCCGTAGCTCCTTGCCGCCTGTGCCCTTGTCAGCAGGTACGGCGCGTCATCCAGCAGCGCGTCCAATGTCGCCTCGCTCATGCCATCACCCCCATCCTGCCAGCGGGCCGTCGAGGTTGTACTTGTCGATCTCCGCGCCCGTCAGCGGTCGGTCAAACTCGACGATGCCCCAATGCCCCACGAACTCGTCCTTGTACAGCTCGTATGCCGTACACCCGGCGGGCAACGCTTCACGGGGCAGAGCGTCGATCATCTGGTATCGCCATGTGCGCTTCATGCCGCGCCCTCCTTCACCGGGCAGCCGTAGCGGACATCGCCGTTGCTGTACTTGACCGTGTCCACCGATCTGAACGCGGTGCCGTCTTCATTGGTGATGATCTGACGGTCAGCATTGAAAAAGCAGTCATGCACGTTGATATAGCCGTCCGCATCAATGATCGCGGTCATGAAATCGCCTGCCGGGTTGTACTCAAGGTATACCGCCCGCATCTGCTCTGCCAGTGACAGCAGCTTCTTCTCACACTCTAACCGGGTCATGCTGTTTCCTCCTCCCTGTCTTTCAAATCTTCTACCGTGCAGCCAAGCACTTTAGCGATTCGCGCCCACGTTTCGGGCCTTGCGTTCCTGTTGCCATTCTCCAAATCATGAAGGAACGGCGCAGAGATGCTGGCAGCTTCAGCCAGGGCCTTTTGCGTCAGCCCCGTGGCCTCACGTATCAGCTTGACGTTGTTCAACTTTTCACCCCCTCTCAACGTAGCTAATTATAGCACAAAATTAGCTAATTGTAAAGCCCTTTTTTGACAATTAGCTAATTTTTTACATTTGCAAATTACATGAACATGGAATAAAAAATAAAGCCCCGGATTGCTCCGGGGCCGTGGTCATTGTAGTTTGCGCATTACTCCGTCGTAAAGCCGTGGCATTAGAACCTGAACCGTTGAAATCAACTCATCTATGATGGGCCAAACATCCTCCGGCTTCCTGCCATCGATAACCCGTGAAAATTCCGTGTCGCTGGTATATGAAATGTATGTGTCAACAGGCACGGGTTCGGCGGCGTAGGAATATTGCCCAACTTGTTCCAAATTGGAAACGGTTGGCAACCGTTCGGGTTCTCCGAACAACTCCCGCTTGACGATCAGGCAGGCCGCCAGCTTGCGACAGGTTTCAATGCTGGGGTTGACCTCCCCTTGATACCGGGCGATGGATTCATCAAGATCACGTTCGTATATCAAGGGGATTCACCTCACATCTTCTCGACCTTGTCCATCAGGCGCTGCATATCGCGCTTGATGTCCTCAACGTCACCGTCCGCGCCGGAGTAGCGCCCACGGCTGTCACGCTGGACGTTCATGCGGCCACGGGCATTGGAGTAGCCGCCCTCGCGGGAGTAGCCCCGGTCTTCGCGGGCATAGCCCCTGTAGGAGCCGCCCATGCCGTCAGGGTACATCCGGCCACTGTAGCCATCCTCTTCCTCCGCATCCTTGCAGATATTGCAGATGTGGTCAACGGCAGAAGCCATGTACTTGATAGCCTCGACGTCTTCCTTGGAATACTTTCCATTCTCGGAATAATCTTCCAGTTCGCCGATCAGCTTTTCCTTGAGATCATACAGCTTGTGCATTGCTTTTCTCCTTCCCGTCAGGCCACGCGCTTCACATCAAGCGAAGCACGACGCCGGACAAATATGGACGGCGTAGGTGTTACAGCCGCATCGTCCTCCGTCGCGTCAACATACGCAGCGGAAACCGATACACAGCAGCCGGAGGGCACCGTTACCGTGGTGGAGGTATTGATGTGCCACACATCCTCAACCGCCGTAGGAGTTACGATTGCCACGCTGTCAGCCAGCGGGACACCGTTCAGGGTGATTGCCAAGGCAATAGGCGTCACCGCACCACCTGTGGGAATCGCCACGTTTGCCTGAACCGTAACCTCATAGCGGGCGAACCTGTTCGCGGTATTGCCGCTCAAAGTAACAACCCCTACTGCAATAGGGACAACACAGCCCCTATTGCACGGGATAGACACGACATCAAAAGGAATTGCGCCATTCAGCGCCACATTCTGATCTGTGCTCGTGATATACTTCGCCACGGTATCACCTCAAATCAGTTCGCAAAGCCGAAGTTGCCGCTGCAGCCGTTGTTACCCAGATTCGGGCCAGCGCACGTGAAAATGGGCTGGTTGCCGTACACGGGCACGGTGTTGACCGGGCAATTCTTGAGCCGGTTATACAGGGCGTCAACCTCATTGGTCAGGCCACGCTCAAACACGGCAGTCTGAGCCACGCGGGATGCCTCGTTCTTGAGATACTGGTTCTCCGAACGCAGATTTGCG